AGGGGGTCAGAGTACTGTTGGCCGCGATGCTAATGGTGTCGATCTTGGCGAACTTGTCGTCGGTTGGCTGGGTACCATTGCCGTATTCGTCGTTCGCCCGATAGATATTCAACTGGTTGCCGAACAACAGGGTGATGAAGTCGTTGAAGGTGTGGGGCAGCGCCGTATTTGCAGCAATGGGAATGGCCGTGCTGGTACTCGTCACGGTCGAGGTGCGGAGTTCGGCAGTTGACGAACCGACATTGCCGATGAGAACGTAACCACCGCCGGAGAAGGAGGAACTGTTGCCGACGGGCAGCGAGTTGATGCCAGCCGCAACGTCTTGGGTCAGCGCCGTCTGGGCGAGGATATTCGGGTGGTTAAAGTTGCTGAGGTTAAATGCGTTCATTACTTTTCCATATCTTACTACAAATACTGCCCGCTCGTATCGCCGACGCTCAGTATTGAGATCTCCCCGTTAGCGCTGAGGGTAGGCCAACTGCCGTTTTGATCGAGGGTGATCGTCTGGCTATCATTGGTGGCCAGGGTGATGGTGGCCTCGTTCTGGCTGATGGTCAGTTCAGCATGTGGCGCATAGGCGGTTGTTGTGATGATCCGCGCTGTCGCCGATTGGGCGGCAGAGCCAATGACTGCGATTCTGGCCGTGGCAGGCTGTGTATAAGTCAGCGTCTTGACGATCTTCGCAGTGGCCGTCTGGAGAGCTGTGAGCGTCACTGATATGCGGGACGTTGCCCCTTGGGACTTCGTGAGCGCCTTACTGATGCGAGCAAGGGCTGGTTGAGCAGCAGATACTTGCCGGGCGATTCTTGCTGTCGCAGTTTGTGTCTTCGTAACCGACGCGGCGATATGAGCCACGGCATTCTGGAGCTTGGTAAAGGTCTGGGCGATACGGCTGACGGCCGGTTGGGTCTTAACTCTGGTGTTGCTAATCCTCGAGACGGCTGGCTGTGTCCTTGCGGCAATAACCTGAATGCGCGCCACGCTCGGTTGAGTCTTCGTTAAGAGGCGCTGGATGCGCGCCGTGGCTGTCTGTGTCTTGGTACTGACGCCGCTCTGAATGATGCTGGCCACGGCCGATTGGGTAATGAAGAGTGTCTTCTGGATACGGGATACAGCTCCTTGGGTCTTCGTGCTGGTGACTGCGACTCTGGCGACTGCCCCTTGCGTCTTCGTAAAGGTCCGGCTGATACGCGCGATGGACGACTGCGTTTTCGTCAGCGTATTTGCTACCCTGGCGATGGCTGCCTGCGTTTTACTCTTCGTGTTGGCGATCCGGGCGACCGATGGCTGCGTCTTGGTCACGGTGTTCGCTACGCGCGCAATACTCGGTTGGGTTTTCGTGAGGATGCGCTGAATCCGGGCGGTAGCCGCTTGTGTCTTCGTGACGCTCATCGCCACACGAGCGACCGCTGATTGGGTCTTAGATAGGGTGTTAGCTATCCGGGCAACAGCGCTCTGAGTCTTAGTGTTCGTAGCGGCGGTCGTAATGTTGGCGGTCGCGCTCTGGGTCTTGGTCAGGGTATTGGCTACGCGGCTGACAGCGCTTTGGGTCTTGGTCGAGATAACCGCAATGCGGGAGATGGCGGGTTGAGTTTTCGTCGCTATGGTAGCGATCCGCGCAATGCTGCTCTGGGTCTTCGTGATGGAGGTGGCTATTCGGGCGGTGGCGGACTGCGTTTTCGTACGGACAGTGGCAACCCGGGCTATAGCAGCCTGGGTCTTGGTGACGACGCCGATGATGGTAGCCTTGGCGGATTGCGTCTTGGTGAGCGTGTTGGCTACTCGTGAGACAGCCCCTTGCGTCTTGGTGAGCAGATTGGCAATACGGGCGACAGCCGATTGCGTCTTGGTGACCGTCTTCTGTATACGGGCGACTGCGCTCTGAGTCTTGGTGATGTTGTTAGCGATCCGAGCAACGGCGGGCTGTGTGTTGGTGAGGATTGAGCCACCGGAGGCGGCTTTGAATGTCGCCACAGCTGCTTCCCAAGTTGACGTCGCGAACGCCAGGCTAAAGGTGGCGGTTTGTGCCCCAGTCGCACTGAGCACTTTCGCTCCTGCTCCACCGCTCACCGTCTGGCCGGTAGTCGGAGTAGAGTTCGTGCTAATGGGGTTACTGTAACCGCTGCCAGCGGTCGGTAAATCAGTTCCCGAGCCAGTGAAGATGCCAGTCGCCGCAACCACAATCTCGCTAGCACTGGTCGTGGCCGCCGTGGTGACGCTGGGGGTACTGGTCGTTGAACCGTTCCCCGAGGCGTGGGCGTGCACGTCGAGGGGCGAACTGGTATCCGCGCCCGAAATCTCATAAATAGCGATTGTGGCTGCTTCAGCTGCGGACAGGGTGGCCGTCACTGTCGGGGTAGTGCCGCCAGCGATGTTCTTGGCGTACCAGATTTCACACATCGACCAGCTGAACGCCCCAGTATCGGCAGCTACATAGCTGTTGCCTTGACTATCGGTAATCGAGCTGACGTGGCTTATACCACCAGCGAGCGCGACGACAATGAGGTTGCCAGTTGTAGTATTACCGCCAAAGGTGGCGGAGACCGATGTCGCTGTGTTGGCCGTCGTCGCGCCGCTACTATCCTGAATAACCGTAGGGCCACCCGGCATAAACGTCGCTACTACGATCTTGTTATCAATTGCAGCGGTGCCGCCGCCGAATGAGGCTGAGACGCCAGTCGTCGCGGATACCACTTTGCTCTCAACGGCGAAGTCTACATAGCCGAGGTTCTGGGCGTAGAGGTTGGAATAGCCTGTACCCGCAGTATAAGCACCTCCGTTGTGAGTACCCGAAACGGCAAAGGCGAGCACAAACTCACTCGCGTTACCTAGGGCCGCTGTGGTACCGCTTGACGGGCTGGTACCCGCCACGTCGGTAATCACATACTGGTCAAAGGTACCGACGCCAGAGACTTCTCCAATGGCAATGCCGCTGGCATAGACCCCATCACTAATTGAGACAGTAGGAGCCGTCGCACTGGCCTTGCAGTTATAGGCCACCCAGAGCTGAACACCGTTACCTTGGTTGGTGTTGTTGTCGAGTACCTTCGTCCAAGTATTGCCATTGGTATCCGATAGTGTGCCGAGGTTGGCATTGGTCGAGGCGTTCGACGAGCCGACGGCAGCGTAGAGCATGTTACCCGCAGTATTGTTGCTCGTGAAAGTCGCGGATAGCGTACCGGTGCCGGTATCAGTGTTGCCGGCCTGTTGGACAAGGACCGGGCCTGATGCACTCGTCGTGATATTTGCCGTAGCCGACTGGGTTGTGGTGACGACATTGGCAATACGGCCAACCGCGGGCTGTGTGTTGGTGAGGGGGGTAGCATTGAGCTCAATGGCCACATCACAGAACGCTGATCCAGATGTGCCTCCCCAAGCGATTGATGTTCCCGTTTCGCCAGAGTTGACGTGCATGGACTCGAAGCCGGTGGTAGGAGTGGAGTATCCAACGTCTACATCCTCTGTATAGGCAGGACTACTCCGTGGCGTCATTGTCGCGGGGCTGGTTGCGTTGAATACTGCGCCAATGACAGGGTTAGTGGTTAGCACAGTGTTGGCGAATACAGGAGTTGGCGTGGTTGCAGACGATTGGTTGGCTTGGGCAGCAGACTGGCGAATGGCACTCAGTCCTGCTACGGGCATGCCTGTTATTTTGTACACGGCCAATCCACCGCCGGTCGTGGTGCCAGAGGCATTGGTAAAGGTGGTTGAGACAGCAGAGGCGATGGTGGCTGTCCTGACGTAGATCTCCATCAAGTCGGCGCTGGTAGCTTTGAGCGCACTCGTGATCTTGGTGTACGTGCCGGAACTGTTGTTGTCAGTCGGGGCAGTAGAGGTTACGTTCCCGGTATTAGCTCGGATGATGACAATCAGATCGCCAACTGCTGGCGTCGCGACCACAGTGTGCGTGCCGGACGTCGTGTTGAAGGTTGAGCCGAGGAGGGTGACGGTAGCCACTACCAATCTTTCCAGTCATCGGGCTGCCGGTGGACTACTGCGGCAAGTGCCAGCAATATGATGGGGATGAGGGCGACGCAGGCCACTACAGCTCCTTTACGAACTGCTGATTTCTTCCCTGTTCGTCGGTCCACTGCCAGCCGAACCTGCAGCCATGCCAATCAGTCACACCGCTATCACCGTTCTCGTCGAGCCAGCGCGAGCGATCACGGAAGCGGATCGGGCGAGCATTATCAGGGAGCAAGCGCCAGTCGATGTCGTAGCGGGCATTGTGGTAATAAACAGAAAAGCGCACCATCTTGCCATGTTCGGCCTCTGGGCGCTTCTCGATAATGTCACTCAATGTATTCGGACCAGTGGGTACGCCGTCGACCTCAATCATCTCAACGTAGGCGGATTGGTCGTTTTGTTCGGTCTCACTTAATATAAAGCCGTCTTGATATTCAGCTTCTACAGAGGTATCGAGTGGTAATTGTGGCATTGGATTGCCTTTCCCCTATTGGATTAAGGTTTAAATTTGGCCCTCTCTCCGTGGTTATGGAGCAGGTCATATGTCTTATGGCAGGGCGGGCATAATTCGATGTAGTCGTCGAGGTTACGTCTGTAGGTATGGTCAATGTTTGCCCAATGTGTTGCGTGTCCAGAGTTGGTACCGAAATCTCCATTGCAATGTGAACACTTGCCGGTTTTCGCTTTGTGACGCCTTACCCAATCATGGATATTCTTGTAACCAACGTCGTCTCCCCTCCAGGCTGGATTTGTCTCCTCCTTGTGCCCCCACAGTTCCTTGGGGACGGAGATGCCAGCTCGTTGAAGTCGTTTACGTTGGCGCATTGCTTCTCTGCATATGTCGCACTTGCACCCATACAGGTTGTATCCGTTTAAGCCGTGCTCTATGTTGGCGAGCGGAGCCTCTGGCTCTTTCTTAATTCGGCTATTGGCGCAATGTTTAGAACAGAAGTCTCGTGTCTGCCATTTTTTCAAAGAACAGTTGACTGGTTTGATGAAGTCTTTCTGGCACCTATTGCACGACTTAGCTAATGTGACGCCTGTCATGTCTCTACAATAGCATACAAGCGGTGCTACATGGACGCAATCACGACTCCGTCCAAGTTGCTGTAATAGTCCTCGAGACTATGTCGCCAGGGCCGCCAGCGTAGCTTGAGGTCGTCTGCAGCTGCGTACGGAGCGCCTGGGCGTACATAGTGCCTGATGCGGTGCTGGAGCTGGTGCCTGCACCATAGCCGAAGGTCGAGCTGACGAAATTGGCTGACAGGCCAGTGGTGCTCATTGCTGAGTCGCCGGAAGCGGTGGTAGCGGGCGTGGTGCCGGCACTTACCACTGAGCCAACGATAGAGAGCCCTGTGGCAGGCGCATTATTGTCGATCTTATAGGTCAGTGCTGACAGGCTGTTCCAGGTGCCAGCATACTTGAGCATCTGGTACTTGGTCATGCTGTTCTCGTTGTTGGTCGAGTTAATTGGGCTGGAGGTATAGGCGGTTGTGCTGTCGTCGATGCGCTTCCAATTGGCTTCCGTGCGGGAAGTAGTCTCTGTACCGGCGCTAGCTCCGTTACCTTCGGACCACGTTTGAGTTGAGGCCATTACTGTGCACCTCCTTGTGCTGGTTCTTTATGCCAGCCAACAAGCTTTCCTTGCTCGTCATAGCTGCCTTTAATGATGCTTCCATCCGGCAAGACAGTGCCTTCATCAAATCCGCTGAGGTTCTTGACGGTTGGCTCGGTTGGCTGGGACGATGATGGCTGTGCTGGTGTGCTATCCATATGCCTCCTTCTAGCTAAGTTCGGTTACAGATAAATTGGTCGCTCCTGTGGCTGCAATTGCCGTGATCGCCCCGGTCGGGCATAAGCTAGTCAGCACGAGCGGGGCTGAGTTCGGGGCGAGTAACACGTTGCTGCTCACAGCCGTGCCACCAGCCAGATTGACGTAGATATTATTCGCGCCGGCGTTCGACAGGATCAGACCATGGCGATTGGCGTTGGCAGACAGCACGCTGGTGGAGCTGGTGGCAACGCTGACTGTGGTCACTGAAGGAGTACCAGCCGCACCTTCTGTGCGCATGGCCGTTTTACTGACGTCGTAGGTGTATTTCTCGTACACGCTGGTTCCTTCCTGTATCTCGTTAGGTTCTTATTTAGCCCGCGATGGCGGCAATCTCTTCAGCAGAGGGCTGCTGTGGCTGTGCTGGCGCTGGGGCTGATTGTGCTGGAACTGCTGGCGCTGCTGCTGGAGCGGCAGGCTGAGCACTCTTCTGCAGAGCCTCACGCTGGCGGATGACATCAGCGGATGGCGCTACACCGGAACCGGCAGGGGCATCGACTGTGATAGCCTCTTGGGCACCATTGACCAATGTCGCTGAGTGCGTCGCTGGCGCGTCGGTAGCGCGGGCGAGCCCACGGTCGATCAGATCTTGAGCGAGGTCGGCCAGACCTAGGACGCCCGGCTTGCGGAGTTCAGTCGATGGGTCAACGATCATCCCCTCGGCCACGATCTGATTGTTCTCAATTTGCTGGCCTTTGAAGATCATGCCGTTGTGATTGACATTTTTTATGAACTGTAGATTAGCCATGATTCTCCTTGGTTACTCCTATGAGAGCGTTACAACCCGATAAAACAGGTCAAGTGTTATGGTGCTGTTGCCGGCGGCTGGGTTAGCCGTGCCGACGCTGATGACAATTGGCGAGTTCACGACGGGTGTCACGGCCGCAGGAATTACCTTGGCTGCCGCGCTCGAAGAGCTATCGAGGAACGAGGAGGCGAGCGTGCCGGTGGCGGCCGCTCCAGCAGCGTTGGTGTAGGTGATATTGGCGGCGTTAGCGCCGGTGTAGGCAGCGCTGTTGAACTTCAGGTAGGCGACGCAGGCTAGCACCTCGATATAGGTGTTCGCGCCCTGGGCTGGAATGAGCGTGATTGGGGTCGTATTGAGGGCGAGGATCTGAGCACTGGTTAAGGTGACCTTCACGCTGTCAATAACCGCGCCATCGTCGACGCCGTTATTGAGCTGGAGCTGCTTGAAGGTTGCCGAGTCATTCGGCCCGTAGACTTTTCCGAGGAACTTTGAGACTACTGATGACATATTAGTCTCCTTATGCCACTACGTTTTGCAACAAGTAGAAGGCTTCGGGTCCGACCAGGAACTGTGAGTAGTAGTCGTTGACGCGAATCCAGGTCGTCTTGCGATCTTGTGATGGCCAGCCATCGACGTAGCGACCGTTCTTGAGCACGAGGGTGTACATACCGTTGACTTCGCGCAGACCAGGCGTTGGTGTGATGTAGGCCAACCACAGGTTCTTGCCCCAGATGAAGGCGTTGGATGTGGTGCCTGCCGGTGGCACTTGCTCAGCACTGGTGTCGTAGACGGCGCTTCCGATCAGCACATTGGAGATCGGTGTGCCTGAGACGGCGCTGATCGTGCGAGCAAAGAGTTCTTCTGTCAGGACACCGAACTGTGAGTACTTCACACGGTCGATGAAGTCGGGGTGGTTAGCAATCTGCTGCCAAACCTGGTAACCCATAATGATGGTATTCGGGTGGCGCAGGCCGTTGATGAGCGTGGTGCTCACTGCGGTTGAGATGTCGATAATTGGCGAACCGGCGCCGGTGCTAGCGTTCCACTGCACGCTCGGCGTGCTGTTCTGGGTTACGACTGAAGTGTTGCTGAGCTTGGTAGCCAGCGCGACTTCGCGCTCGAGCTGAAGCTTGTCCATCAGGTGACGCGTGGCGTCGAACATTGGATCGAGCGGGTTGAGGTACTGCTCAAGTACGTCCTTCTCTAGACCTTCCTTCAGCGCGTGCTCTTGCAGCGAGTCGTAGGTCTTCCATTCGACGTTCATGTCGACTTCAGCGGTCTTTTGTTTGCCGGCACGTAGGCTATTAGTGGCAGTGCGTAGGTTCGACTTCGTGTAGTAGGCATACTTGCCTGTCTTACGTTCGACGACGAGTACTGGGGCAACTCGGTCCTGGATAAAGGCGGTATCCGGGTTGCGATACTGCTGGCTCATGCTAGTCAGCGCTTGGGGTATATAGATTTGGCCGTCCATGGCTGTGTATCAATCCTTGCTATTTAGTTGTTATTCGTTTGATATTAGATCTTCCCACGGAAGCTGATGTATTCGACCGTTTGGCCCGAAGCGCCGGCCTGAATTGCCTGGCCGATGATGATGTCGCCAGACGTGGTAGTCGCTACGGCGTGGCCTGAAGCGTCGCTCGTCAGGTAGTCGCCGACGTTGACTGTGCCGCCGGCCTGTACCTTGCCGGTACCCATGTTGTTGATGAGCAGGACGTCGGCGGTGTCGCCGGAAGTCGGGCAGTTCATGATGACGCCGATGTGCTTATCAGTGCTGGCGGCTGACGCCACCACCTGGTTGCTGCCGTTCAATTTGACGATCTGGAAGGTCGGCTCGTAGTTGGTGCCGCTGCTGGTGAAGTCAGAACCGGACGCGATGCCGACGCGGCTTGACCCTTCTCTCCAAGTTGTCTGTGCCATGGTGTTCTAGTCTCCTCTTTCCTGTTTATGTCCTACTTTGCTATTTCTGGGCTCACGCCTTGCAGGCCACGTGCTTCGGTACCCCAAGCGCCAGCAGCGTTCGCAGCGCTCAGTGCAGCGCGGGCAGCTTCGGCGGAACGGGCAGCGAGGTCTTGGTCAGCGGCCAGCACTTGCTTGCGGGCGGTATAGGCGTCGATCGCCTTGTCGGCGGCCATAACTTCTTTGATCTTCTTGGCAATCTCGGCTTCGACATCCATCGCAGCGCTCCCTTCGGTAGCCTTGCTGCCGAATGTCTTACCAACCAATGGGTTGTCAGCCAGGCTCTTTAAGTTATCGAGTAGCATCTCGCGGCCTTCACCCTGAGCGGCCAGGATCATCTTGGTCCATGGTTCGATCGCGTCAGCCTTGATAGCGCCGCGAGCGGCGTGAGCGGTAACCTCAGCCTTGATCT